GTGACGGCTATTCAGGATGTCCTAAGATTGGCTTGGTTACGGCCAGGAAGATCCTGGACAAGAACCCCAGCTGGTCTGCGGTTGTCGCCGCTTACCAAAAGCAAAACCTCAATGAAACCTATGCGCTGACCCAAGCGCGCCTGGCTCGTATCCTCCGATATTCCGATTGGGACCTCGAGGGCCGCCAGATTAAACTGTGGGAGCCAACAAGATGAACATGAGTGTCGCATTCAAATGCAAACTAAACGATGAGCAGGAGTTCATGCTGGGGCAGGCCATGCTTCGCCATGAGAGCCAAATAGACCGCTCTTACCTATCGCTTGCAGACAAGAGGACTGGCGATTGGGCTACAGTCAAGAAGCCCCTCAAGAAGAGCGCCAGACGCGGAATGCTACGGTGGTTCTACGACTACACCTATGGCCGTGAGTTCACCCTAGAAGCCTTGCTTGAAAACAACGGACGCAACTGTGTGTACTACATGACCCGTAAGCTGGTTTCTGCCGGTGCACTTACTGAAGTCTCAGAACACAACGGGGGCGCTGCTGGTGCCAAGATATATATTGTGTCTGACCGTGAAGTGATCGGGAGGATGCTGGCTGATGGAGCATGAAGACATCGTCAACCGCCCGTCTCATTACACCCAGTATGCGATCGAGCCCATTACCTTCATCATGACCAACAAATTGGCGTTCCATGTTGGGAACATCATAAAATATGCGGTCAGGGCTGGCTCCAAGTCGTACCCAAACCAAACCCCAGAACAATCTGAAATCACTGATCTGCGCAAAGCGATGCGCTACTGCGAAATGCGGATCAACCAATTAGAAAGCCAGGACGAACTATGAACTCTTTTGCCAACTCTGTTTCCCTTCCGACCGATTATCAATCATTTATTCACCAGTCCCGTTACAGTAAGTTCATGGACACCTTGAACCGCCGGGAGACCTTCAACGAGACTGTCGATCGCTACATTGCCAATGTGGTCTCCCCTGTCCTCATGAAGAGCTTGGATTTCTTCCAGGCCCGTGACGTTCAAAACGAGATCCGGGAGGCTATCCTGAACCTCGAGGTCATGCCATCGATGCGGTGCATGATGAGTGCCGGTCCTGGTCTCGATCGGTCCAACGTGGCTGGGTTCAACTGTAGCTATACTGCTGTCGATCACCCTCGGGTATTCGATGAGGTCCTGTATATACTGATGTGTGGCACCGGCGTTGGCTTCTCTGTTGAGCGTAAGAATGTAGAGCAGCTGCCCACATTGCCGGAGAAGATGACGCCAATTGACATGACCATCGTGGTCGAGGACAGCAAAGAGGGCTGGGCTGACGCCTACCGCCAGCTGATCGAGGAGCTGTACCAGGGCAACGTGCCTAAGTGGGACGTGAGCAAGGTACGCGCTGCCGGTGAGCGGTTGATGACCTTTGGTGGACGTGCGTCTGGCCCAGATCCCCTGGTGGATCTCTTTCGACATACGATCGACACTTTCACGTTGGCTGAGAACTCCAAGTTGACGCCCCTCGAGGTACACTCGATCATGTGTAAGATTGGCGAGGTCGTCGTCGTCGGTGGTGTGCGCCGGTCAGCCATGATCAGCCTGAGTGACCTGGATGATCCAGAGCTGCGCCTGGCTAAGTCAGGTGAGTGGTGGAATGATAACCCACACTTTGCCCTGGCCAACAATAGTGTGGCCTATGAAGACACACCAGAACGTGAGCTCTTCGATGAGGAATGGGCTTCCCTGGTTGCCTCAGGCTCAGGTGAACGTGGGATCTTCAACCGTGCTGCTGTCATCTCCAAGGTGCAGCGTGAGGGACGGCGTGAGGTGTCTGACTTCGGGACCAACCCGTGTTCGGAGATCACCCTTAAATCAGCCCAGTTTTGCAACCTAACGTCTGTCGTTGCCCGTGCTAACGACACTGTAGGCAGCCTGGCTCGTAAGGTACGCATTGCGTCCATCCTGGGCACCATCCAGGCTACGTTGACCAAGTTCCCTTACCTGCGTCCTATCTGGCAGGAGAACACAGAAGCTGAGGCCCTCTTGGGTGTAAGCATCACGGGTATCTTGGATTGTCGTCTGTTGACCCATGAGAATGAGGGATTGGATGAAACACTGAAAGGCTTGCGCCGTATCGCTGTGGATACCAACGCCACATATGCAGGCTACCTGGGCATCAATAAGTCAGCAGCTGTGACTTGCGTCAAACCTGAGGGCACTAGCAGCCAACTGAATGATAGCTCGAGTGGGATCCACGCACGTCACAGTGCCTACTACACCCGGACAGTCAGGGCTGACACTAAGGACCCGATCACTGAGTTCATGATTGACCAGGGCATTCCTAATGAGCCTTGCGTCATGAAACCAGACACGACTGTGGTCTTCTCGTTCCCAGTGAAAGCACCAGAGGGTGCAGTGACCCGCAATGACATGACTGCAATTGAACAGTTGGAGCTCTGGCTGACATACCAACGCGCCTGGTGTTGCCACAAACCATCGATCACAGTCTCAGTTGGACCAGAGGAGTGGGATGAGGTTGGAGACTGGGTCTATGCTCACTTCGATGAGATGTCTGGCGTGTCTTTCCTCCCCAGGTCAGACCACACATATGCCCAGGCACCTTACCAGGACATCACAGCTGAACAGTATGAGACAGCCATGGAGACATTCCCTAAGGCGATCGACTGGGACACACTGGCTCTCTATGAACGTGGTGACACTACTGTCGGGTCTCAGACCCTGGCTTGCACTGGTGATGTCTGTGAGATTGTAGACCTGACAGCAGCCTAAGCTGTAAACTAAAAGAGAAGACGAAGGTGTTCCACATAGCCTTGGCCACGGTCAGCTGCCTTCGTCTCCTCTCGGATCTTGCGACCCTGATACTGGATGATCACTATACTTTCGTACATTCAAGAACTATTTGGGTCAACGGATAGTTGTTCATGGTCTGGACAACTCTTGTTCCCCCTCAGTTCTACCCAGTTGACCTAGGGTAACTACTAAGAGACCCCTCTAGAGAGAAGACCTAAGTCTCGACTACTGTGTCTAATCTCATGCCAGGCCTCCCGCACTCCTGAGTAGCTGTCCCCATGATGTCCTCCCGGTCATACGGGTGATACACTTAGGGGTGCGGTAGAGACCTGGTTGTCCCTTGGTGGTGGGAGCATATGGCTCACAAACCTCCGTCAACTCAGGCTCGTAACAACATAAGAGCCACTGTTAACTAGGAAACGCCCATGTTGAGGTTCATCATCCGCAAACTCAAGCTCCTGGTCTTAACCTTGCAGGCTTATGAGATGCACTGGTTGGCCAATAGAGCAGCTGAAGTATTACGTCTGCACTCATCGTACCAACTCAAGGATCTGGGTCTTAACAGAGGTGGCATTACCCATGCCGCCCATCATAAGTGCCCCATCTGTCATCCAAAGGTCTGGCAAGATTGGACCAAGGATGTGTGATCGTCTGTCATCCAAGGTGTGACTTAGGTGTGACCAAGGTGTGTGACTTAGGTCCGTATTCTGCACTTAAAGATCGAGCCCTTCAGCCAGACAAGAATTACAGAAGGTCAGCACTAATGACCTAATGTCTACCAAGCGTCATCAGATAAAGTATCCGTTGACCTTCAGTCATCAACGATATCAGAGGCTTAGGCTACCTGGTATCAATCAATGTCAATCAATCAATCCCATTTGGGTCCCCTATCGTCATTCTGAGGCCCCGGTGGGTCAATCAATAAGACGATTTCAAAAGTGGGGACTAAAGGCCGCGTTGTTGTTGTTGTTGTCCGACCTCTTCAACAAGCGTCCCACCCTAGAAACAAAAGAAAGAGGAACCATAGATATGGCTCTGGAAAATGGAACATACGTCAACTCTTTGGTCCCTGCGAACCCTGCGTCAACTGACGGTCTCGCGCAAGCTGATGACCACATCCGCCTGATCAAGAGTACCCTAAAGAATACCTTTCCCAACCTTACTGGCGCTGTGACTGTCACGCAGGCAACTCTTAATAACACTCCTAGTTCTCTGACTGACCTTGGCATCACTGATGGCACTGCTAGTGGGCAGGTGCTCACAACAGATGGCAGCGGGAACTTTAGCTTCACTGCGTTACCAGCAGGCACCACAGACACCAACTACTATGTGACTGGTGGTTCTGTCAGTGGCACCACGTTGACCCTCAACCGCCAAGGCCTTGGCAGCGTAAGTATCTCAGGACTTCCTGCTGCTGTGACCAATACAAGCCAACTGACCAACGACAGCGGCTTCATTACGTCCCAGTACACCCAGCCCACAACCGCTGGTGCTGTTGGCACTTATGTTTTTGCTTATGATAATGTTCAACGTCAACGTACATTTGGGGGTACTTATGCGGGTAGTGACCTGTACCCAGCTTCAATACTAGCCAGCGGCAGTGCTCAAGTATTTACCAACGGCACCATCTACCTGAGTACTGGCAGTGGCACTCTTTCGGGTACTTGGAGGAGTATGGGTGGTCAGTATACTGCCTCAACCTGGCAAGGCGCAAACCTTTACTTAAGGATTTCCTGATGGCTATTACAATCACAGAAGTGCGCAATGCACAGTCACTCCAGTCCGACAACCTCCGTATGGACGTTGAGATCAACCATCCAGACTACGGGTGGATACCTTACACTGTAGACCCTTCAGACACTGATACCACAATAGACAACGCTGCCATCCTAGCTCTCGTTGGTACTGACTTTAGTGCATATGTTGCTCCTACCCAAGCCGAGCTTGATGCTGCTCTGGCCGCTGAAGTAAGGGCTGAGAGAGACCGTCTGTTAGTGGCGGTAGATGTAGTCGTCAGCAACCCTCTGCGCTGGGCAGACCTATCCTCAGACAAGCAAACTGAGTGGACTGTGTATCGCCAAGCACTGCTTGATGTACCTCAGCAATCTGGGTTCCCAAGCACAGTAGTTTGGCCCCCGGTAGTCACTTAGACTTAACCTACAGTAAGGAACTCAGGCCATGCCTAACTTACCAATCCGTGGACTAGGGTCCGTGGGCGTGGTCACTGATGTTGACCCCTACAACCTCCCCACCAATGCCTACACCAGAGCAAAGAACATTAGGTTCACTGATGG